GTGACACAGCGTGACTTGTAAATATCAGGACGTACCACTTCAATACTAGGATGATTATTTTCTTTCATAGTACTTGATACAATTACATTGTGTCTTCGAGGCATAGGTTTAGGCATATCAGGATCGTTCCATGTTGCTTTACCCATAACTACTGTACTGTTTAGAGTACATTCTTTGAACCATTGTTGGTCTGCAGGGTTGTGTGGCCACGGAAGTGTTCCATCTTTGCCGATCCCCCAATCGTCGTCACATGCTAGGATTGCTCTAATCATTGATAATCCTTTTCATTGTATCAGTTGCAGTAGTTTTAAAAAACCTCGGTGCAATACTATGTATAATTATAACAGGAACTAACATTTGCATTTTAAATGCAATACTAAGTGCATGTTTCATATGCTGCCAACCTGACATATTAACTTCTTCTAAGTGTGCTTTACATTGTTTACTGAACATTTAATCTCCTTTGCCCGGTGTTTCTGAAAAATATTGCATCTTATCTGGAACACCCTGCCATTCATTTGCATCAGCTGGTACGTCCTCAGGTCGCATTTGTGTAATAACCGGCCATATTTCAGAATATTTTCTATTAAAAATTGTCCATTCTTCTGCTTTTGCAGGATCTGTAAATGCTGTATCAGGTACTATAGCATCAGCAGGACATTCGGGTTCACAAACGCCACAATCAATACATTCATCGGGATGTATAACCAACATGTTTTCACCTTCGTAAAAACAATCTACTGGACAAACTTCTACACAATCCATATGTTTACATTTAATACATGCATCATTTACAATATATGTCATTAAAGCCTCGCTAATCTAATTAGTGTTGCTGCTAGATTAATCTCTGGATCCACAACTAATGCATGATCAACTAACCCTTGCTTTATAATTAGTACTGCGGTATCTTGTTGTTCTTCATTTCCGAACAGTTCAATATTATCATATAGCCAGCGATAGATCTCTTCCATCTCTTCTGGCAATACTTGACTACAGATAAGTTTACGTGCTTCAGTTATTTTACCTGCCTTAAATAAGTCAACCATTTTTAGTTTATAGTCTTCTGTATTTGCATCACCAGTTTTAGTTACAAGAGTACCAGTTTGTGTTTCTAGTTGCACTGTGTTAATACATTTACGTAAATCTGGATAATATGCCTTAACATATGTATCTAAAGTATCTAGCTCAAACTGTACACCTTCTGTAATAAGGATCTCTGCCATACGTGCTGTAAACTCTACCTGATCAATCTTAGCAATGTGCATGTGCTGACAACGACTATGTATAGCTGGCATAATTTTGTTGGGATAATTACATGTTAGAATAAAACGCACACTGTGACTATAGTCTTCCATCAGATTACGTAGTGCTGGTTGAACTGATTGGATGTTCATATAGTCAGCTTCGTCAATAAGCACAACTTTAAAGTCACCAAACGGCATAGTTTGACAAAATGTAATTAGTTTGTCAACCCATTCAATCTTACGTGCTTCTTTAGATCCGTTAGCAATCATAACATCAGTATCTTGCACATCGAGCTGATTAATAAGAATCTTAGCGATAGTAGTTTTGCCTAGTCCTGCACTACCACTTAGCAAGATATGCGGAATTGATCCACTGTCAATCCATCCTTTGATTTGCTCTCGTTGATTCTCATCACGAAACACATAACCGTCTACTGTTTTAGGACGATACTTTTCTACCCATAATTCTTTCATTATTTAATCCTCATAATAATCTACCACCATTACATTTTCAGGCTTGTCAGGTAACTGAAACTTTTGTGCAAACTCCATTGCTTCATGTGCGTCTTCAAACAGTTCAGGGTGTAAGTCCCAGCAATGTTCTGTTTGTTTAGTAATATAAATCCAATCGTCTTTGCCGTCAAGACAAACCATCACTGCATACATTAGGTTTCATACCTTTTCTACCCATAAATCTTTCATGCACTTGCTTCTGTTATTTTTTTAATGTTACTGCTTATTGTAGCATTAAATTCTTCATCTGTCAAGTCATACCGTAAGCCTTCTGACAATGCTCTACTAAAACTAGCAGTTACATTGTCATTAAGTCCTAGTCTATTACATGCTTCGTTTGTACTGTATCCACCACTTAGGAATACAACACGTTCTACATTAGGGAATACTGTAAGGTTGTGATACAAGTTAGGTACTTCCGGCGGAGTTAGTTTGAGAATACATTTGCCTGGATACTCATCTAAAAATTCTTGTAAGTGATACATAAGAGCATCTTCAACTTCAGCTTTGATAGGATGATCAATGGGCACTTCAGGTTCAATAATAGGCACAAGCCCATGCTCCCAAATAGTACGAGCAAGTGTAAACTGTTGTTTAAGCACAGGATGAATCATTCCTGTACCATGTACAATACTACGCATCTTGGTGCCGTAGATTCGAGGACCAATGCCGTTTGTAGCAAACTCTAACATTTGTTTTACTGGAAACTGTTTGAGTGTGCCATCTTCGTCACATCCACTGTCAATCTTTAGGAACGTGTCAATGCCTTTTTCATCCAAGATGTTAACCATGCCACGTGTAACTGTGTCTTGATAGAGGATTGCTCCCCAGATGTTTTTGTCGTTGAAGTCAGGACTGTTGACCATTCTAAGACGCATAGCATGAACTTTCTCCATTTTATCTTCTTCTGTGTACGCTTGTCCGTAGCGTTCTAGTACGCCACCTGTTGAGCCGCCGCTGTGATCCATTGCTGCAATAAATCTAGACATTTTTCCTCTCCTCGATTATTTTATCAATTTCGCTAAACCACTCTGGCGGAGCCTGAGCTATAATTTCGTCTACCACATCATCTAACTCTGATAGACTGCGTCTTTTATTCGTATGTTTCGCCGGTTGCCCGGAAGAAGTTTTCACTCCAGAATGCTTTGTCGTCAATCCAGATGTCATAATGCTCTTTCTCCCCTACGCTTAGTTCATGATGCTTTGCACCCCAATCCATTAGTTGTTTGTATGTAAGTTCGTAATAATCTACACCGCTTACACAGCCACGTGCTGTCATATATTTTATTGTGTGTCCTGCATCGTACAGTGCATTTACTTTATTAATACGGTCTTGGTAAGGAATATGATTAGCATAGTCTTTTTTACCGGTGCCATCCATAAAGTAAACTTCTTGACAAATAGTGCCGTCGATGTCAATAACGTATTTCATTAAAAGTCCTTTATATTTTTAATTTTTTTCATTCTGGTACTTGCATACCTTTTTTGGTAAAACTTTTTGCTCGGCGAATAATTTCTTTTTCACATAATCGACTATTGCTCAAATGATACTTCCACTTTTTATATAGTTTAGCATAATTATTATTCTTTCTTGCCATTTCATTTACCAGCTTTAGCATCTTTTTCTGCTTTAGATAGTTTGTTATTCCATTGATTGTTACTAATACCAAGTTCACTGGGCATTGCTTTAGTTTTGCCTTTAGTAATCTCGCCACCTTTAGCAAGAAACTCTGCCTTCATTCGTTCAAGTTCTTCATCTTTTTTATTCGGACTATGATTCATTGACATTAATTAGTGTACTCCATTTTTTTAGTTTATCTTGTTTTACACTACTACGTGCATAAATGTGTTTCCAATCTAAGATGCCATGTTCTGTCATTAGATTAATCATACAATAAACATCACCTACTTCTTCAAGAAGTTTCTCACGTTGTTCATCTGTTATTTCTTCTTTGTACTTAAACTTGCGTATAATCTTTGAGCATCGCTGTGTAAGCTCACCGCACTCTTCCGCAGTAATAATCATAAGTTGCTGTAGTGTGTTTATTGGACTATTTTTCATATTCTTGTTTGTACCTCCAATTACAATATGCTTCCCAACCATATTCATACATAGCATATGCAACAACAAAGCCAACCCAGGGAATACTAAAAGCAGTAGTCACCATTATATCTGCTGCTAAAAAAGCTGCTGGATAATCGTACCACCGTATCAACGCTGTATTCCTAACTCTTTGTATACCATTTGTACACCTTTAGCTTGGAAATAAGAATCTGCTAAAGCATTGTGCAAATCGCTTTGCATTGCTTTGCGTGGGTCTACCTTTGCCATACTAAACAATGTACGTGAATCACGCACTTGCCAAAACTGCCACGGAATAGGCTTACCACGTTGCCGCAACATATCTTCAATGATAGTAATATCAAATCCATAACCGTGTCCCCACAGTACATCAACACCTACCATCCATTTGGGCAAACTATCTAAGAACACATCCATGTGTTCACGTCCTTCAGTACTAAATGCTTCTTCTTGTACTTTAGGATCCTGCTTGCTCCACCAGGCAATAGTATCGTCACTAACATCTCTGTCCTGTGAGTCTAGGTCTAGTTTGTAGTAAAATTCACTGTGCGGTTCGCTGTTGTCTAAAGGATTAAACTTTACACCACCTACTGTTAGCACTGCTGTTCGAGGAGTAGTATGTAGGGTTTCTAAATCAATCATTGCATGTACAGGCATTAGAGTTCCTTAATAGTTTATATTATTAAAGTAACACATTTTGATGTCATTGTCAACAGTTATCTAAACATAAAAGTATAATTTATTCTTTTATTTTCGTAACCCGGAAGTGTTTCTACAGGTTGCGACTTATGATAAAATAGTGAATTAAATATTACAGCTTTGTTATATCCATAATTAATTCTAACAGGTTCTTTCCCTGTAGACTTTAAAAATTCTCTTACTTCATCAGGTTTAAAGTTCTTTTCGTAATAGTCCCAGTCATCAGGTGGCGCTGTGTCCCAAATATATAATCCGTTTGTTTCGGCATCATGTTTCACTGATTCATTAGGAGTTACCCAAAAATTTAAATTAGCTGAATTTTTTGTAGGTCCTGGATCAGCATGAATATCTACTCCGTATGAAGTTTGATTATAAATGAATGCCCATGCTCTTTCTATATCTAGCTGACTTAGAAATGGAAGTTTTTCTTTTGTTTCTTTAACAATATTTGACAGCACCGGAAACCAAAGCTCGTTTGGTGTAAAATTAATTGCTGCATAATCTTTATAGTAATCATGTCGCATATTAAAATATAAAACAAAATCTCTTAATCTTAAAATATACTCTTCATTTAAAAAATTATCTATTACAACATAACCGAAAGTGTTATATGTGTTATTCAGCATACTCCAATCTAGATTGTGATTTAAAACATTGCTGTCAATTAAACTACGATTACCTAGTTCTTCCTTAGTTATAAAAACATTGTTTTTTACTAGAAAGTCTAGGTAATCTTTACTATCGTTATATGAATTTTGCAAGTTCAGGTGCTTTCCAGCCTTCTGGCTTTAATACTTTGCCGTCTTCACGCTTGCGTACTTTGCCTGTGTCTGGATCAATCTTAGCAAAGTTTGTGTCCATCACTTCTTTCCAGGCTGCTTCTCCGTCCCAACCTGCGGCACGTACTGCGCCCATAGTAACTACTAAGATGTCAATGAGTGCGTCGAGCTGTTCGACTTTGTCATCTGCTGCCACTGCTTCTACAAGCTCGCTTACTTCTTCGTCGATAAGACTTAGATACATTTTGTAGTTTGCTTCACTTGCTGGTTGGTCACATGCTGTGCCAAAGCGTTCAATATCTTCAAATGGGTTTGTCATCATTACCTCTTTATGCTGTAACAAATGATGAAGGATCAATTGTTGCGTGTTCGCCGTCTGCATATTCTGCACCGAATTGAATTCCGTCAGGCTTTTTATCTGAAAATGCTAATACACAGTCAGAATCTATCATACGTAATTCTATTTCACCATTGCCTTCGTCAATTTTAATACTGCGAGTCCAACGACCATGTTCAATAAGTATCCAATCACCTACTTTGTATGTCTCGTTGTTGTTAGGGCCTTTTGAATGTACTCTTCCCCAACGAGGATAAATTCCTCTTGTTTCTCCATCATCACTTCTTAGAATCAACCCACTTTTTGTAGTCTGTTCTCCAAAGTACATGTCGGAAACTAAAACTCTATCATTAATCGGTTTTAGTGTTCCGTGTATTGTATCTAAATTTATAGCCATTATTCACCTTTTTGTACAAAATTTCCATCTGCGTCTTCTTGCCATTCATCATCTTCTTCTAACATTTCTACTTCTGCTTCTGTTAGAGGTTCTGCAATGTCATCAACTGGAGTAGTACTTGTTTTATTTTTTACAAGTTGTCCTCTTTCATCTTTTGCATATTTTTGATAATGATCTTTTACAATATCTTCTCTTTTTCTTTTAATTTTTCCGCCTGGTCCTAATTCATCGCCACGTGCGTTTACTTTTGCATTGCCAATCGCAGGAACAAGTTCATTCTTTTTACGTAACAAATCCATGTCAACAACTTTGCCTCTCATAGATCTATGTACAATTTGCTTTCTAGCCATATTATTCTCCTTATACTCTACTTATCTCAGGAACTCTCGCCAATCCAGGCCATATTGGATTGAGTCTATTTTGTGTACTCCTATCAAATATAGCACATAACTAGCCACGCTAGATCCACGTCCTACACCCCATACAATATCATTTTCACGCATAAAGTCTACAAGATAAATCATATAACGTAGCAAGTCTTTCATGCCGCGTTCTCTAAAAGCATCTAATTCTTGCCATATGCGATCTTGTACGTGTTGTGGACAAGGTGTTTCTGCTTTGCCTAACACATACTCATATACATTAATGTCTTTGTATTCATCAGGCATAAACCATTCACCTTGGCATACACCGTCAAAAGTCTTTTGATCTACATCTAGGGGAATATACTTTTGTAGTTTGTCTAGACCCTGTTCTTCCATTGCTGTGTTGAACTTGTCTACATCATCGTTAGCATCGCATAATACCACATGGACTTTATCTGCATGACCACTATAGATCATATCGATAAGATCGCGATTAGAGAATCGTGGAATACCTAAGTCATCTGTTTTCATAAGCATACATGTATTTTACGATATATTGATAAGATTGTCAAGTCCGTTTTCGTCAGAATCTTCTTCTTTTTTTCTTAAATTCAATCTTCTTGTTTCTTGTTCTATTTTATAGGTATCTATTACTAGAATTATTTGTGATTTTACATCATTATTACAGGTATGATAATATCTACTTAATTGTATAATCTTATCTTCAACTTCGTTATCTGTTAGATGAGATAAATCTCCTACACCAGGGTGCATTATTTAAATCTTCCTAAGTAATTAACAAATATATCTACACCACCATTTGGCGACCAAAATTCAATTATTGTTGGACCGTAATCTGCATTGGCTGGCAAAACAAAAGGTGATGGATAATTTGGACTAAAATGCATGTTTTCAGCATCACTTGTAAAATTTATTTTCCAGTTATCTATAGTTATATCAGTACTGTTTATTTGCAGTGTAAATTTTGCAAATCTATCCTCATACGTTGGATCTGAACTATTACCTAGGGGAAATCCTACAATTTTAAAAGTACCAGTTTTATAACCGCCATCCTCTACTAATGCAGCAAAATTTATATCTAAAAATTGATAATGTCCGTTAGTAAAATTAATTTCAGTAACTACAGCACCTTCTTGTGCACCTATATCAAATGTTTTTCCTGTTACTGATTGCTGATTAGCATCAATAATATAGGTTCCTGCAAAATTATTATTTTCTGTTAGTTTTACAGTTTCGTTTTGTAGAAGTTCAATTTCTGCTTTTGCTGCTGTAAAGTTATCTTTAATTGTACTAAAGTTATCTCTAAATCCTTGAGTATCATTATCTACTCCAGCAACTGGATATGCTGCATCAATTGTACTACTTTGTATATTACTGGCCATTGTCTATCCTCTTTTACATATTTATGTATTTTACACGTTGTATTGGTAATTTGCGAACAATATATATTGTTCGTTACTGTTGTTATTTGTTTGGTCGATTATATATCTATCAAATTCAAAATTAATTTTTGTTTGGTCAAATAAATTGTTAGTTATTGCATTTCTAATATTTAGCATTATATTTGCACCTTCTCCTGGTTTACAGAAACATACAGGAATTGCAGTAACATAATCTAATTCCTGTGGAAATGTATTTGCTTGCGGAGTACGCATCCATAAAGGTAAATATTCTCTTTCATCCTGGCCAGTTTCTTGTATTCGACTTCTCATGTTATCTATATTAACAATATACTTTTTCTGATCTCTAAAATCACTTGCTCTTATTGCTGTATTATCTGCTTTTATAGTATTTGTTTTAGGTCTTATTCTATATGGTTCGCTATCAGTAATTCCTAACTCTATTTCTACATCTGAGCCGTCTCGTAATTCAATTTCAAAATCATTATTGTCAACATCAACAGTTACATTAGAATCTCTAGTTAATATAATAAGATCGTCACCATTCGGAATGACAAACTTAACTGTGTTTCTACCATAAACAGGTAGTTCTTGAAATCCTGTACCTGTATTAGTAATGTCATCCTTTGTATCGTACTGTATACTATCTGTAGTTATAGTTTCTGTAGTAGAAGCTGTAAATGATTTTCTTGCCTTTCCGTTTATAGGTTGTGACGGATCTATTACTTCTAGATAAATTGCTTCATATATTACTTCATTAGTACCCGGCTGTTTTGCTTCTGCCATTTTAAAATCACCAATTTTAAAATTAGTCCTTTTATGATTAAGAGATGTTGCAGCAACAAAATTAGCAATATCTTGAGTTTCAATACCTGCATATACAAGCATTTTTATTGTAGTTTGTATACCAAATTCAGGATCGTCTGGTCTATAAATTTTATTATTTGGAAAAATTTTAGGATTACTTACAAAATTAGTAAAACTTTGACGTTGTCTCGGTTCTAACAAAGGTTTTACATATATGTTACTATATCTAATTTTGTCATCATCAACTACAGTTATTTTAAATTCTTTAGTTACAGCACTATAACCAAATCTATCTTTTGCTTCTACTGTAAAGACAAAATCTCTATCAAATGTTGAAGACACAGGTTCTAAACTATCAAATACTGTAGAATAATTATCAAATGTAGTTAATCCTAACCCTTCATTATTTGCATATTGTCTAGGTTTACCAATAATGTCTCCATCTAGATTTAATCTCATTCCGTTAGGTAGTCTTCCAGAAATCAGTCTATATATTAAATTAGTATCCGGAACAGTAGTAGTTGCATTTAATTTAAATGTACTAACAAAATTAGCTTTTATATTTCCTAAATCACGTTCGGTTAGAAATTCTATTGTACTGTCAATTTCGCCTATTATTCTTATATCAAATGTTTTATCAGTAAATGGTAAGTCTACAATTTCATCTTGTTCAAGAACTTTGATTAGCTTTGTAAATGAATCACGTTTAAAAATAGATATACTTATATCTGCGCCAGTGTTAATATTTCTTAAAAGTCCTGGAGTTGCTTCTATATTACTTGTAATGTTAACTCTATCTTCGTTATCTCTATATATAACAAATGATAGGTTTGTTGGTTTCAGATATTTTTTTACTAGTAAATTATTTCTACTATTTGCCGTAGATGGCATTCTTAAACTCCAGAGCTGAGCTGGATCTGCAGGATAAACTTCTGTTAAGTAAATGTTTGTTTGATACTGCGGAGACAATCTTTGTAATGCACCCATTGCAAAATCCATTTGTAGTCTTTGCTCAAATATATTTCTATTTACAGTTTCACTAAGTTCTGCACTTGTATTTGATATAAAACTCCATTTTGAAGAATTAAAATCAACTACTGGGTTTCCTTCGCTATCATTTATAATAGCACCATTATCGTCTTGTTGTGAAACAACTGTGTGTATTCTTGTAGGATCTCCAAATAGATCTAAGTCCGTACTTGATAGTTGATAGATTGCTCCATTGTAATATGCATAATCGCCTAGTATAAATTCCTGGCCTACTTTTAAATTTAGAGATGTTTCTTCTATTAGAATAGCACTACTATCCTTCATTTTAATTCTATATTCTAGGTAAGGTAAAATATCCTTTATTTCATATTTTTCAACAGCATTAAAATTTAAAAATCTACCTAAGTATCTTGTTTTCTCAGTTTCAGATAGACGATTTACAAAAAAGATTTCATCATTAATTACTGCACTTTGGCTTGTAATCAATCTAATCTTAGGAGTTACTGATCTATCTAAAGTTATTAAATCATAATCACTATTACTTCCGTCAACTTTTATAATTTCGTATTCTTTATCATTAATTCTAATTACTTGATTTCTTAAAGATTCTAGATCATCTACTCCGTCTTCTAAGCCTTGTGGTAATTTTGCTACTTTTAAATTATTTCTTCCTATTAATGTATCTTCATTAAATGTACCTATTACTTCAACTGTTCCAGTATCTGCTTCAAATCTTGTTGCTCTAAGTGTAAATTTGTAAGAGTTTGTTATTGCCGGCTGATACGGAACTCGGCCTGCAATTTCTCCATTGCCCGTATTTAAAGTTAACCCCGGAGGAAGTAAACTAGGAGTACGGTCAGGATTGAAATCTAATAATTCGTAAAATACAAAACCTGCAAGTGTATCGCTTTCAATTATATCTGTATATAATGTAACGTAGTTATTTGCTCGTTTAAATCCAAGATCGCTCGGTGTAAGCCACACTGGATTTCTTAAGTGTGTATTATCTGCTGTAAATACACCGTCAGCTGCTTGCATGATCGTATTATCTGCTCTAAGATAGTCGTCTCCTACAAGATATATTATAAATTCTCGTCTTACCCAACTATCACCATCTGTAACAGTAACAGCAAATGAATAATATCTATTTAATTTTTTTGGTATTTTTGGTTGACCTGCATTGTCGTAACCTAGTAGATCGTAATAATAACTACTAAATCCAAAATCACTTTTTATACTAAAATCAGTTATAAAAGTATCATATGCTTCGTTATCATATCCACCTATATTTCCTATTCTATCTAATGCTAATAAAGGTTCAACAACACCTGTAATTTTGCCATCTTCAGATAATGACAATCCAGGCGGAAGTTCACCGTCACCGTTTGCAATAAAATATTCTAACTCATCTCCTGCTGGTAGATCGCTATCTATTGCAGATAACTGAAAATCTACAAGCGCATTATCTAAAATATAAAGTGTATTATTAGATCCTACTTGTAGTCTTCCTTTATTTGTGATCCATACTGGATCGTCAGGCCCTACAACATTTATAATAAATGTTCTGTCGTCTATAATGCCGTTATATTTTGCTCGCAACACAAATTGATATGATGTATCTCGTTCTACTTCAAACGGAGTACCAACTAAATTATTGCCTTCGATTCTAGTTCCTGACGGAAGATTGCCTGATAGTAATTCTACACTAGGATAAATGTCATCAGTTACAGGTAGTGCAAATATAACAGGTCTTCGTTCAGCTAAATTAGCAACTACTGTACCGCTACGAACAGACCATAACGATATAATATCCGCTGTGCCTATTCCTGCTGTTCTTTGTTGTTTAGATTGAGGACCTATTACATAAGGATAAGCTGGTTCAACCAACCCGTTATCTTTAAATGTTAAAAAATATGCGTAAGTTCCGTTAGGATATTCTGGAGTAATACAATATCTACCGTTGTGTTCATCAAGTGTACTTAGAGTAGAAACGTATTCATAGTCTTCTACAAATGTACCAAGTGTAAAATTTCTTTCTTGATTATTAATTCTATAAGTATCTGTAATTTTATATCCGTTAGGTCTATGATCATCGTTATCCCTTAAACGGTAAGCAGACGGTGTTCTTATTGGTCTTGATAACGGCTCGAGTGGATCTTCATATCCAAAAGGTCCGTAAATAGGATAACCATCAAACGCATAACCTACAATTTTAGAATGTCCGTCTTGATGGCGCATAAAATCATTACCATAACTATTACTACCATAGTATTCGTTTTTTTGGTATATTTTACGTTCTCTAGAATACACTGTTGGAACAAACGCACCAGTGACATATCTATATGCACCAGTTTCGTCTATATAGCCACTTGCTAAATCACCTTTATAAACATCACTGAATACAGAAATGTCCCAGTTTAATTCATCCGGCGGCTTTGTTGCACTATTAAATAAAATATCATTACTCTTTGATGTGTATATTAATACTCCATTAGTTGCAATACCTATCGGTCCCTGTTCTACATTTTGAGGATTAGTACTATTTCTGCCACCGCGATAATTAAATGTAAGATCGATAGTTTTAGTTTGTATGTATGTTCCTAACGCCCATCCAGATCTTTCCGAAACACCGTCATTATTTAAAGGATTACCTGCTTTTGCTGGATATGGATCTCCATCTGAAACAATTCTTATATTGTTTTCATCTGATGTGATAGTTGTACTACTAGGATATATTCCAGAGTTATTTACAATTCCTGTGTCTTTAGGATTAAAAGACATATATTAGCCTCCTTATATAAATGAACCATTATCGATAATTATCGGATCAGGAGAAACTATTGTTCCTTGGTCTACCTCTGTTTTTGCTACTAAGTATTCTAAGATATTTGAAACTGTACTTGTAATATTTCCAAAGTCAAAAGATTGTGAAATATTTCCTACTGCATTGTCTAAATCTCTAATATCTATCCCCCATACATTACCTTGCATGTTACCATTAAGGAACCCTGTAATACTAGATACGGTTATGCTATTAACAGCAGTTATATCATTACCTTGAGCATCTAATGAGCCGCCTAATTGAGGTGTTGTATCTGTAACTAATGAAGAACTTGTATTAGAAATTGTTAAAGTATCATTTACTATTGATGTTGTAATTCCTTCGCCACCGTTAACATTTAAAAGCCCCGGCCCTGAAAGATTTAAACTACCACTATCTGAACTAAAGATCAATTGTGTTATTCCAGAAGTAGCATTAATTGTAACACCTGTATCTGTAGAATTTAGTGTTACATTAGCTCCTGGAACTAATTTTTTAAATTGTAAATCGTAATTTAATTTCTGTGCAAAAACACCTTCGCCAACGTTACCTAAATTTGACGCCGTTGTTTGTTCGTCATCACGGAGGTCAAGTTCCTCAAAATTTTGATTAACTTTAATAAAGGCTTCTCTTAAATCGTCACCTGTACCGTCGTTTGCTATATTCCCGACATTAATTAATTGAACTGCCATTTTGATTCTCCATTTATAGTATTTAGCTAACTATGATCTGTCCGCCCATGGAGTCATCTACACTTGATTGATAATAAAATGTTCCTATGTAGCTAGGTGTCCAGACTATATTTCCGCTTGTTGTTCCTTGTCCTGGTATTCCTAGTACTTGATTATCTGTTCCTGTAGTAGGCTGAGTTTTAATAAACAAAGGATTACCAGCAGTATTAATATTAAGTATTAGCTGATCACCGTAATCTAAATTGATAGTTAAATTATCTCCATTTAACAATCCAGTAGAGTCTGTACCAGTTATAGTATAACCGTTTGCGATGCTTATATTTCTACTAACTCCGCTAGGTCTATTTGGACTTGTGTCAGATATATCTATGTCTATACTATCGCTACCATTGTCTAGGCTTAGTGTCATAGTTTCTAAACCCTCTGTAGTTAAATCTGGAGTAATTAAAAAGTTTTGAGATGCACTATTTGAATTAATTGTAAACTGTCCAGTTAAACTTGCAAAGTTCAAATCACTAGATGATACTCCGGTTATTGTATAATTTATAATATCTCCGTCATCTTTTTCTGTAGTTAATAACGATACTGTAACACTTGTACCTTCTGGTACTGGATTTATATCTGCACTTAAAGAAAATGTAGGTGTTTGACTTGTATCATTTATAACTAAATCTATTGTACTTGCACCGTTATCTAATGCAATAGTAAATGTTTCAGTTGTTTCTGTAGATCTATCAGCAGTAACAGTAAATGTTTTATCAGCTCTGTTTCCGGATATAGTGAACACACCTGTTAAATTTTCTCCATTAATATCGTCGCTCGATATACCTGTAATAGTATAAGGTATCGTAGTGCCGTCGTCGACAAAGTTTGTAATTAATGTAATATCAAATGTTTCGTTCTCATTTACACTTACTTCTGATCGATAAAGTTGATAGGTAGGAGAATTTGCTCCTGTAGAGCTATCTAAAATAAATACCCCTGCGATAGCACTTCCATTGTCTAAAGATATTACAAGGGTTTCATTTCCCTCTGTAAGTATATCCTCTACTGTATTCAATGTAATTGATGCTGTATTGTTATTCATAACAAATACACCTGTTAAATCTTGTCCGCCGATATCTTCGCTTGTAACGCCACTAATTGTAAATGGCACATTAGTTCCATTTACAACATTTGTAGTATTAAGTATAATTGTAACTGACTGGCCTTCGGATATTGTTTCAGGATTTACGATTAAATTATATGTTTCAGTATCTGGAAATCTAACATCAATTTGTTTTGAACTATTAAATTTATTAAAGATAAACTTATTGTTTCCGCCTAATAATGACCTTTCATTATTATAATCATTGTCTAGTCCACTATCAAATAGCTGATTTGTTTTTATTGTTCTGTCTATAAAATCTTTTGCTTGTGCAGGGGTTGCACCTGGATTCAATTGCAAAAACAAAGTAAGCATACCTGCTACTTGAGGTGACGCCATACTAGAACCACTTATATTCATTTGCTTCCAAAAAGAATTACCAAATTGATATGCACCTGTAGTATAAAGATTTTGATTACTACTTGAACTCATTATGTTTGTTCCAGGTGCATAATACATAACTCCTGGACCTGTTTCTGAACTAGCAGCTTTTTGTTCTAGTCCTCCTGAATGTATTTCACTATCTACATTACCTATAATATATGCTTCGTCATCATATGGAGAACCGCCTCTGTTATAATATAGTTGACCTGGATAAATGTTACTTGTAAAATAATTATCATAATCTAAGCCTCCCGGAACGTCAATTTTTTGAAATGTATTACCAGCAGCTATACAGACATGAACACCTGCATCTATTAATTCTTGTATTTCGACATCTATAGCAGCAACTCTTGTAGGATAAGCTATTCCTGTACCATCATCTGCTCCGATCATACCTTTTGTTGCATCCCTAGATGATCCGGACCAAGGAGTGCCTCTATATACTCCGCCTGTAACACCTGAAAAGTACGAACTATATCCCCAACTTAAATTTACAACTGTTGGTCGTCTATAACCAGTAGTAGGCTCAATAGGTTTATTAAGATGCCAGTTTTTAATAAGATCAAAACTACCTATTGCTGGAATACCAAATCCAGGATCAGATGGTCCTTGTAGTCCCTGTATTTTCATAGAATAAATATTTGCACCTTTGGCCCACCCAAATATTCTTCCTGCAACTATTCCTGCAACGTGTGTTCCGTGTCCGTCATAATCTGCATAAAATCCTCCAGGCTGGGTGCCTAATATTCCAGATTCGGTATACCAATTAATACGTTGTAATCTCTGTTCTCCGTTATAGTCATTCCATTCTTCGTGAGCAAACTGTATGCCACTATCTTGTATAACTATATCGACACCTGTTCCGTCTATAGTAAAATTATAGCCGCCGGGCGCTGTATTACCACTATATAAATTTGTAGCATCATTTATTCTACGCAATCCCCAGTTTACAAATGCGCCAGAATCACTAGTTGTTTTATCAAATACTGTTTCTTGTATTTTTTTATGCGTAATTATAAGATCGTCTCTATCTTCCGGATTTACTTCAACTGCAACTACTCTTGAATCATTTTTTAATTCTGTTGCTTCTGCATCTGTTAATGCATAATGTGTAATCCTATAAGAACCAGGTCTAGCATTAGATACATCAACAGTTCTATTTGGTATCGAACCTGCGCCTGTTGATGTTATCATATCTTGATTAAATTGTTCGGCGTCTACGCCCTTATGCAAACTTACAATATATTCACGTTCTGCCATTACCAGCTACCTGTTGTTCCCCAGTCTTGCTTGACCCATATGTCACTAAGACCGTCTGTATAATTTGCAATGCAGTAGTATATGCTTGTTGCATCAAATGCTATCATTCCTGATATGTCTCCTGCTGCACCTACACTATTTGCTGGAGCAGTACTTGCTATTTGTACATTCTTTATACTGCCAGTTGCGCCGCCGTATATTTTATTTGATACATAAAGATCATTTATGTTAGCATCTTGTAGAGCAACTAAGTCATATGCTGTTACACTAGTATTATTAATAACACTAGATCCATTTTCATAATCGCCAACAAGTTTGCCGTTAACACCATCTACTAGCAGTGTACTATCATCTCCAAATACACTACCTTGTAAATCACCTGTCACTGTTGCTGCAATCGACGAAGGAACAGCAGTTAGATAACCTACTATAGCGTGGTTGCCCCAGCTTAACGCTGTGTCTGCATTGTCACCTTGTGCGCTAGTCGCTGCATCAGTAATTCCATAACCTGCAAGTGTAGTTGGAGTACTAGAAATTAGTGACCATGATATATCAAAACCTGTTATGCTTCCGGCACCGTCACCAGTTAGTGTTGTAAAGCCACTTATAGTACCACCAGTATCACCAGTGATATTTAAGAACCCACTTATGGTGCCGCCAGTATCACCTGTGATGTTTGTAAACTGTGTAATGTCGCCACCAGTGTCTCCAGTTAGTGTTGTAAAGCCGCTTATAGTGCCACCTGTATCACCAGTGATATTTAAGAACCCACTTATATTGCCCCCGGTGTCACCGGTTAGTGTTGTAAAGCCACTTATAGTACCACCTGTGTCACCTGTGATGTTTGTAAATTGTGTAATGGCGCCACCTGTTGCACCAGTAATATTAAGATATCCTGATAATATTCCTGTTCCAACACCAGTGATAGTAGTAGCTTCGACTGTATCTGCGACAAATGTTTCTGTACCTATACTCCATTTGTCGTCTGTCTCGTTCCAAACAAATTGTTTGTTAGCTTCGTCGCCTCGCTCAATTTCAATTCCGCCGGACTCGGTTGGACCTGCTCCGGTGAAGTTGCTGTTTAATAATATAATATTATCAGCAATATTAACTTCTTCTGTATTAACTGTTGTAGTTGTGCCTTGTACTGTTAAGTTCCCTTGTACAATAACTTCATTTTCAAATGTTGCTGTACCTGTTACATTAGGAGTAATAATTTTACCAGATACTCCGTCAATAATTGGAGTACTATCATCAGCAACAACACTACCGATAAGCGAGCCTTCAAATACTCCTGTATGCAAACTTACCCATGCGCCGCTTTGATAAAATTGAAATCTATTCTCAGATGTATTATAGATAGTATCGCCACTTTGTGCTATAATCTGATTAGCTATAGTCTGATTCATATTTACAAATTTAAGAGGACCACCTTCTATCTTTGCTCTATTGCCGACTTGTAGTATTAAGTCAGTGGCACTTTCTAATGTACCAGTACCTGTACCACTTAATACAAAGTTTTCTGTTTCAATAGTAGACGCTGTAACTGTATCAATACTAAAATTAGACGCTCTTAGAGTTACAAAGTTACCTTCATCGTAACGTCTTGCAACTGTGCCAATCTTTCCTGATCCATTTAAGAAAGGAAAAATCTCGCCTGTTGTTTCTGTATTTCCTAATGTTACTTTATCACTTGCGTTAATTTGAATAACTGTACCAGTAATAGTACCAATAGCTGTTGGAAATTGTAAGTTACCTGTAATACTATTACTAACACCGTCAATAATAATAGTTGAATCGTCGCCAAAGAAAGATCCTCTAAAGTTACCTGTAGCATCTTCAAAGTTTGCTCCTATAATAGATCCTCCGTTGAGGTCTAAATTACCTGTTGTAACACCTAAGTCGCCTATAACATGAAGTTTATAACTACCTACTACTCCGGTATTGTCGCCAAACACGCCCGTGTTTGCTTTGTGTGTTTCACCGACAGCATTACCTGCTAAATCTCCTGATAATGTTGTTGCTTCAATATTGTTTATATAAGCATTACCAAACGCTGCTCCAGATCTACCAACATTACCATTACCATTTACGTCTGGATAGATATCGTTATTGCCTTCTACTCTAACTTCGTTGACTTCTAATCTTGTTGTTGTGTCAATATAGATAATATCGCCAGCTAGTGTACCTTCACTATCTTGGTATGTAATTTTATAACCTGATTCTACAGTAAGTGTATCTGTTTTATTTGAACTAAAACCTGTAATGTCACCTGCAATACCTGGCTCCCAAACTTGTGTTATTTCATTCCAAACAATTGTTTGTCCATTTAATGCACCATTTTGTGTAAGTCTTGCTGCGTTAATTCTAGAGTTAAGATGGTCAACAAGTAATGTACTATCTTCTCCAAATACACTACCTTGTAAGTCGCCTCTATTAATAACTTCAACAGTTACTAATCCATCTTGTATAAATTCAGGTATTACTGCTCTTAGATCTGTTGCTTTAATATAGCCTTCGTCATTAGTTAAATCACTTACAGCTAAAGGCCTACCTGAAATTACAGCATAAGGAATTTCGTTTGTAGTAGCATCAAAAACAGTAGATCCATCATTACCTTTTATACTACCTTGAAAGAAGTTTCCGTAGACTCCATCAAATCTATTAGCAGGACCGCCAACACTTGCTCCAAAATCTGTGTCAGGTAGAATACTTTGACTTACTTGTAGATTTGTTACAAATAATTCTGCATCTGCATCGCCAAATTCGTAAAATTCTAACCCTGTTCCATCTGCTTTAACTCTTACAAATTTTCCTTGTGCATCTGTATATGCTGTAGGAGTGTCGTCTAAATCTATAAATTCACCAGGTTGTAACTGATTTCCGTTAATTGTAATTGCTTGAGCATTAATTGTACCTAACGCATCAATATTTTGTGCATCAACAATACTAACATTGCGTAAGTCTAGATTATCTCCTGATGGTATTTCTTTGATCTTGTTACCATCTGTAGTATCTAGTATTAGGGGAAATCTATTTGCCATTCGTATCAATCCTATTGTTATACATATTTATCGTATCTGCTTAAAGTGCTGCAATCCTAGCTTGGAAGTCTTCGAAGCTTGTTGATGCTGCTACTTCCGTTTTTAGAGTAGCTAAACTAATAAAAGTTCCATCAGCTGTGTATAACTCATCAAAATTGTCGTTAACTTTATCAAATGCTGTGCGCAACGGATCGCCGTCACCTTTGTTTGCACTGGTTCCTAAATTAATTGTCTGTTTTGCCATTCGATTTTCCTTCTACACGAATTTTTATTGTACCAGCTGTTGCAATAACCTGTCTAGTTTGAGGTTGACTCTCATCTAAGTCAACCGATGCTTTTTGTGTTTTCATTAATTTCTCAAGAGTGCTTCGTTTCATTATTATTTTCCAACTAATACTTCTACAGTGCCACGTTCACTGTCATCTTTAGAACTAACAGCTTTACCTATTATTGTACCAATTTTAGGTTGATTATTAACAACAGCATATCCTGGTATAGCACTTGTAATAAGTATATCACCTTTTTGTACTTTACCTATAACATTACATGGAACTCGTCCTTGCAATGCTACACCTACAACGTGTTCGCCTTGTAATGCACTGTTCATCAAGTGTGCTGGATTAGTTGTTACAACACCTGCTACTCTATGATCTTCTTTTATATTAGTTGTAGTAACTTCTTCTTCACCACCTAATACTAAAACTGTGCCGGGTGCATACTTATCATCTGCTAAGTAATTTTCAGCTAAGTCAGCGTATAATGCTTCAGTTGCTGTTCCGTTGAATACACTAGCATATACTGTATTGTATTTCTTTGTTGGCGCACCTATGTTATAAATGTTATCAAAGTCAGGAACAACACCGTCTTTATTAAAGATAAACGGTGTAACACTTGTACTTGTACCACTATCGGATGCAACAATAGCAATTTGTCCTGCTGTTGTTTTACCTGTATTTCCACCTATTGCAATACCTGTACTTGCAAGTCCCTTTTCTCCTGGTGCTTCTATAAAGCTACTGTAGATCCAGTCTACTGCAAGATTACTTTGACCGCCTAATACTGAACTTGCTTGAAGTGTACTTTCTGTAACACCTGTGCCGCCTATATTAACACTACCTGGTATCTCAAGATCTGGGTATGTAGGAGCAATATATCCTGGATCGCTTGGAGATCCTCCTGTTCCTGCAGAACCGCCAGTCGCTGTAAGAATTGTACCTTGTCCTGGTGTTTTGAGTAATAGCTCTGTAGTATCTAATGATAATACTTCGTAATTACTATCCCCTCCGAGTATAAGACTATTGACTTGAATACTTCCGTCGATATTAGTTTTAACAATACTGTTAGGCTCACCTGCTACTGTTACATTACTAATACCATAAGTACCAGTACCGGTTTTTATTAGTGCTTCACCTGCGTCTGTTCCAGCAGCAATTAAACTAGTGAAGTCACCGTCTTCTAGACCGCCACCTTCACTTATAACTGTAGCAAAAGGAATTGCACTTACTGAACCATCACCTGCTATACTTCTACCTAAAACATTATCAGTTGAAATATGCTGTAATTTTTCAGGAGCAATACCTGTTGAGGTATTTGAACTTGTTTGTAATTCAATAAATCCATTTGTTGCAGTAAATTCTGTATCTTTAAACGATGCAACACCTAAATCTGACTGACTTATACCTGTTGCATTTGCTCTTAAACTTGCTGCATTTAAATTTAATTTACTTTGTGCAACTGCTGCTGTTGGGCTAACATCTGCATTAACAATAGTTTCAGTTGCAAGTTGAATACTAACTTCAGTATATCTATCTGTTGGATTTCCACTTCCATCTGTAGTAACAAATCTTTCAGTAGTTATAACAACATCACTATCTGCGCTAGGAACACCATTTGCCCATTCTGATAATGGTCCGTCTATACAAGGGCCATTTACTACACCTGATACACTTACAGTATCTTGTCCTACAGGAGCACCTGAACTAAAGTCTCCTGTTAATGGTGTATAGGTAATGACAATAATATCACCTTCGAAACCTTGTGTTTCTTGTACATCAACAACTGTACCAGTTGCTCCAGAAAGGTTACCTGATATTGTTTGTCCTGGTTTATACGCTGCTCCAGGCCCTGACGTTGTAATCAAATCTGCATCGATTATAATTTTCTTTAACGATGTTGATACTAATAACTGTCCTTCATCATAATCATTAATATCAATGTCTCTTAAATCTGGAAGTGTGTCGTTATTACCTTGACTATTATCTACATAAGCTTTATTTGCAGTATCACTATCTGAAACTGGTGTACTAATATTCGTTATAGTATTACCAGCAGCATTTATATCTGCTGTCATAGGCACACTACCATTTGGAGCAAGCACACCTGGTCCAATTTTATTAGTAATTGCTGCACCAGTTTGATCAAATCCTAAACGTCTATTAACATAACCACGTACAGCACTTTCTGTTGGTACTGTGTCCGATGCGTTATCTGTCATTGCTGTGTCTGTTGAGAATTCAGTAACAACAACACCACGTTTAAAGCCTAGACCATCAACATCCGAAAGCGCAATACTTGCTGAGAAACTAACAGTACCAGTACCCTGATCCACACTAAAGAATCTACCAACTCTAAAGATACCGTTTTGGTCGGTACTTACATAGAACACACGCCCTTTACCACGTTCGTCAACTTCATTTGACTGATCTGGTGCTCTCGGCAAACCGAAGATAACATTTGGATAGTTACTTGTGTTAAATCCACCTGTACCAACATCTAAGAAGTCGTGTCCTGTAGCTCTACAAGTAGAAATTGCAATAGTAACTGTACCTGGTGATCCTGCTTGTAGACCACTTCTAAGTATCGGAACAACAGTTCCTAATACTAATGTTGAAGCAAGTCCTGCTGCTCTTGCAGGATATTGTAAGTCACTTACATCTCCAATTTCAACAATACCGTAATCATCTGATTCTGATGGTATAGCTTGTATTTCGTGATTACCTGATACAGGGTCAATTTGTACGCCTCTATAATTTGATATAGTATGTTTTTTACCATCCCATGTTGTAATCATAGGAAGTTCGCCTGTACCATTAAAATCACTAGGCCTAAAATCACCTGGAGTTATAAGATTATTATTAATACGACGAAGTTCGTTTTCTTCGTATATTCTAACTACAGCAACAGTTGTATCGCCTGCTGTATTTCCTAGTGTAGTTCCGCCTGTAAGAGGATTACTATCTAGATCTAGTACTGTACCTTTTGTATTTTGCGCATTAACTGTATCAACAACTAAACGCACATAGTCATAAGTACTATCAAATCCTGCTAAAGTAGTGTCTTCTGATAGTTCATTACCTAATGCATCCGCAGTTAAAAATGAAATACTTCTATATACAGTATCTGGATTTTCTCTAAAGATAACCGCAGTAGATGGACGAATTGTTAAAATATCTGGACGAGCAATATCTTCAAAGATAAATGTTTGGTTATTTCTAACTTGTACATAAGTGCCATGTGGTATGCCGCCTGTTTCTAAAATACCGTTTTGACTAAACTGACCATCACCTGTTGCAAAGTTAACTTTAATAATTTTACCATTATATCTAGGCGTATCGTCAGTTATTGCAATAGTGCCAGTGAATGTAAAAGTTTTGAATCCGCCATTACTATCAACTTCGGTTGCTGTAATTACAACATCATTTGCCGGAGTTGCTCCGCCTAGGTCCGCACCACTAATAGTAATAGTATCACCTACTTCGTAATCTTCTCCTAATAATACACCAGTTACACTATATCCAGCTGTAATTGTTTTAGAAACTTTAAATGTTGCTCCTGTACCTGTGCCTAAATTAATACCTGCGTAGGTTATAGATATACTATCACCAAATCCAGATATTTCTCCTACTGTTGTGCCTGTGTCGACAACGTTTGCAATCTCGTATCTAGCAAAAATATCTTTTACCGGATGATAGATATCAAATTCACCTCTGTTACTCGGTAAATATTCAAAATCATAAAGGTGTCCAAATAATTGTTCTTCATCATTTGCATATCCTGAAGTATCAACTTCACTAGGTACGCTACTTGCACCTAAAGCGCCACTTGTTGAACCTGTAAGCTGATTTGTAGTATCAAATACATTAGATACATCTGTTAGATAAATTGTTCTTGTATTACTTGAAATTGTTACAGTACCAGTTGCACCCGTTGATGCCTGTGTAATTGTTTCGCCCGCAACTGTAGTAACATTATCAGAACAAGTTAAAATAATATCAGCTGTAAATGTTTTTGCAGGATTATTCATATCATCACGTGTTGAAATTCCGTCTGGAATCTCATTTGGATCTGAACCTTCTGCAACTAGACCATAATTACCATAACAACTTGAACCTGTAAGAGATCTAATCTCAGAACCATTCTTAGCATAATACGATGCATGGCAGTAATATGTAAACATACTAACCATTTCTGATAGCGCACCATTTACAACAACTAGTCCATAACCTAAGTCGTTAACTTGTGTAAAGTCGTTGCCGAGCATACTTCTGTTACCAGCAGTTTGTAGTGTGATTGGAATAGGAGCATCAATACTTTGCACTGTTCTGGCAACAATCAACGCTCTATTATTACTAATATCTACATTTGCTGATATTAGTGCTGCACCTACTGACAATGAAGTTAAGTTTGGAGTAACTTCAGCTGGCAATAATTCTAAAGTATCAAGTTCAATTACATCTTTGATAATTCCAACTAGATTACTTACTATTGTTGCTTCTGTGCCCGTTGCAGGGTTTGCTGTTACAGGCTGTCCTGCTCTTGTACCTTGTACAACTTCGCTTACAATAGTTTGCAAATCAGTATATGCTGCTACAGTAGCAGTTTCTTCATCTGTATTACCTAACTGTCCAGCTGTGCCAACAAAGTAAGATCTTGCATTTATTAAAGTTCCTGAATTACCTCCATAAAGAACATCATATGAAAGTGCATCAACAATATATCCTACATCTCTTTCACATTTTGTACTATTATATGTAAGACTCGGATAATTTGTAGTAATAAAACTTGTTACTTGAGCTACAATGAATGCTTTGTTTGCTTGAAGTATTACACTTGCATCGTTTGCATTAGTTGTAGGTTGTGTTGCAGGTGTTGGAAAAGTTAGTGGATCTGCTGCGGCATCTGTGCTTACTACACCATTATTTAAAATATCTACAACTTCGTCAAATGCTGCTGTTGCTCTTGTTTCAGCTGTAACATCTGCATCAACTGCTGTCAGCGCAAGTACTTCACTTTTAGCAAAATTAATTGCGGCGGTTGTTTGTGCTAATTGTTGTGCTGTAACAACATCTGCATTTGCACGTTGGTATGATAACCCTGCTGTAACTGCTCTATAGTTTGAACCTAATGCAATATCTAACCCAACTGCGTCTAAAATTAATCCAGTGTCTCTAGCACATTTTGCTTCATTAAACTCGAACGGAGCAACAGAATCTAAGTCTACTCCAGTTTGTAAATTACTTGTTGTACCTGTAAAGCCTTGTCCTATACCTAGTGCATCAGGGTTACTATTTTTATCTAATAGTAGTACCGCAGTACCTTCGTCAGGATCGTAATTTATTACTGCATTAACTTGGAATCTTCTACCATCAACATAAAATGGGCAAGGTGTTTCTGGTCTACGTACATAAAGACCTTGTGGGTCTTCAGGACTACCTAAACTTTTTACTTGCAAGACAAATGGATCAGGAGTTGCAGTTACATCTGGAACCGGACTTCCGTCTGAAGGTCTACCAGTTGCTACAACTTGTACTGCTGTATTTCCAGTAAATGCATCTACAAACATACCTCCTGAAAATACTTGCTTATTTTGCGATCTACTAAAACTTGAACCAGTTTGGATGTATGGTGATTTAGTTAGAACTTGTCCATATGGATCAAGTGTACATAAAAATCCGCCATGTCCTTGTACAGTCATGTTACGTAGAATTGTAGCATCGTTCATTAAGAACACATCCATTTCGTCATTAGGTAACGGTGGATTGTAATCATCGTTGAATGCAAAATTTATTGTATTAATAAAATTTAATGACATTGCTAGTGCAGTTGCTTCGGCTTCGCCATTAAATAAATCTGCTTGAGGGTATTCTATTAAATTTACATCACCATAGATAGTTGCAGGTTGTGCATTTGCAAATAGTCCTTGTAGAATAGTATAAATCTGATTTATGCCATCCTCAGTAGCTCCATTTTGTGAGCCATCTTTTGGTAATGCGCCGTAATAATATTCACCTTGTGCTTCTAAAACATTTTCATTTCCGCCGAGTACGAAATCTTTTGCCATTGCTTCTACAATTAATCTTACATCTCTATTACATTTTCCTTGTGCAAATGTTAAAGACGGATATGTTGCAGCAATATACTGAACTACTTGTTCTGCAATAAACTCTTTGTTATCTTCTAAGATTCTTGATGCTATAACTGCACCGCCAGCATTTTGATATCCTTCACCTACATTTTTTAATCTATTAGGATATTTTAAGTAATGATAACCGAAATAACCATCTATATCATTTGTTAGTGGATTTATATAAGGCTTACCGCCTGATATTTCTCCTACTGTAAATGTAAGATCTGGCGCACCCGTTGCACCGATATCGTCGTCTGAAATAGTAATAGTGTCACCAACTAAGTATCCTGTACCTGGATTATTAATTGTAACACTACTTAGTAATACACTACCATTTGCATTTACAGTAATATCAAATGTTGCTCTTTCACCATTACCGCTTGTGCCTTCGCTTACTGTTACAGCCGAAGTAATAGGATCGATTGTTGTAACTGTCGTAGGCGTTACTCCTGTATACGTACCGGATGCGCCTGCTCTAGTGCCATTCGGTGCGCCGCCGATTATTGAAGAAAGTTGTGTAATTTGACTAGAGACAATTGTTAAATTATCAAATTGTTTATCTCTATAGAAAAATGTATTAGTATATCTAGATTGTGATATACGTTTCTTAGGACGTATTATTACTCGTCTAAATTCGTCACCTTTAATACTTACGTTTGCAGGGACACGAATTGGATAGTCTTCTTCATAAATGCCTGATTCAATTCTAATACTACATTGTGTTTCTCTTACAAAATTTCCATACTCTAATTCTTCGCCTGGAATAAATTCAACAGGTTCTAAAAGTTGTAATTCTATAACATCGTTATCTGCAGGTAATACTGTATCAGGATTTGCGTCATAATCGTAAGCAATGATTCTACCAACAGCACCTGACTCTTTACCTACAACAACTTTTCCTGGAATAATATCAGTATTAGTAGGGTTTCCTTGGTCTACAAAACCATAAGATCCGTTACTTAAATTAATCTTGTAAGTGGTTGCACCATCTACTACTGTAGGTGCATCTAATGGACCTGGAGTCGGTCCATTTATAATACCTAATACAATATCAAATTTAGCATCAGTTGCACTAGCAACGTTCTCTGCTGTAAATTCATCTGGAATAAGTGCAGCATTAGTGAATTGAGTATATCTATTTTGATATAATGTACCTGCAACACTATTACTACTTCCTACTGTAACACCCTTGACAATATCTCTAATTAGCTTTTTTGTATGCTCAATAGATGCAACAGTTTCTACTAACTGTTCTCCAATTGCTTTCCTTGCACTCGGATTAGAATAATATCTAATACCTGCCCATCTTGAAAGATAGTTTGCATTATCGCCTAATAAAATATCTAATCTAACACTGTTAACAATAAACTCAACATCTCTTGCACAAGTATCTAAATTATATTCAAAAGTTGGATATGTAGTTTCTATAAATGCTAAAACTTCTTGCTGTATAAATTCTACGTTTTCGGATATAAGAATACTAAAATTTGGTCTACTTACTGGCGGAGCAGTAAACCCTGCTGTCGTTACTAGTGAAGGTTCAAGGCCGCCACCAAATGTAATTGTTTGCATGTACGGACCAGGCTCAATCGGAGCCGATAGTATAATTTCTTCAGCTTTTCTTGCTGCTGCATTTACTGTAGCATATGCCCAACTAGGTGATCTACCTTCTTTTCCCGGCGGTGTATATGTTTGTCTATCATCGCCATCTGTTGCTACATACAAGTTAACTTGTGAAGTAGGAGTACCTTTATCAACATATAATTTTGTTGCTGCCTGTAAATCATCTGATCCACCGATATCAGTACCTAATCCTGCTAAATCACCTGGATGGTCATTTAAGAAAAGTGTACCTTCCATCCTGTCACCTTGTCTACGTGTAACACTTTCACGTGGCAACGCTACAGTTGATAACCAGTTCCCTTCAAGTGTAGTATCATAATCTGCATCAACAATAGTAAATGTACCGGTTCCACCCGATAATATTATTCTAGATGAATTGTTAATTGCATCTGCTTCAGACGTATGAAAAGTAAGTGTGTTTTGATCTACAATTCTTATGTATACAGTTTGCTCGTCAACAATATTTGTAGGAAGATCTGATGGATTAGTTGTTCTAAATATAAACGGAGCACCTAAATATTGATCATCTAGTCCGTGTGCTGTAATTACTGGATTGCCAAAACTATTAAAAGATTCAATTGTTTTTGTATAAAAATCTCTATTTGCAGGTTCTGGATCTAATCTAATTCCAGCACCAGCTCTTTGTTTTTCTTGATAATTTGAATCAGCATATCTTTTGTTTATAACAAGATCACCTATTTCAATATCTTCACCGTGTGAGGCACGCCATAAATCAACACTTGATTGATTTATTTCTGCTACATTTGCAATGGGTTGTGTAGCTGCATTAAGCGGGCCGCCTAGTGTAGGAAATATATCTCTTGATATATCAATAGCATTAATTTTTAATACTAGTTTACCTTCTTCAGAAAAGTCAAATCCTATTGTATCGATGTCTGTAGGATCTAAAGCATTATCACTTGCTAAATCAAGAAATACTATTCCTGTTTCAGTATCATTTACTACCGGTACTTTATTTGTTTGACCGTCGTATGTATTAGGAGTATCGCCTAAGTCTAAAAGACTTATTTGTCCACCTAGTCCAAATACAGCATATATTTCACTAAAGTTTTCATTTACTTTACGAAAACTTTCGCGAATACTATCGCCTGTACCATCATTACCTTCAACACCGATATCAATATTCTGTTTTGCCATTGCGTTTTATCCTTAAACAGCTGGACTCATTAGGTCCATATCAAAATTTACACTCACTCCACATCCACATGAACTTTGGGCATTTGGATTGCGTATTTCAAAGTTTGCACCTACTAGACTCTTTACGTAATCTACTTCAGTGCCAATTAAAAACATTAAACTATGTGCTCCAACTACAAACGCAGATCCGTTTGCTGTTTTTACTACTTCATCATCTGCTGCTAAGTCTGTTGGACTTGCAATTGTGCCCCATTCGTACTCAAAACCAGCACATCCGCCGCCCTTAATGTTTAGTGTAATGCCGTAGCAATCATTTTCTTCACTTAGAAGATCTATTTGTTTCTCTGCTGCTGGGGTTAAAGTTAGTATGCTCATAGTGTTCCTTTTTAATATTTATTTCTTATTTTTATAATCTTAATGTAAATATACTTATGTTTCTAAAAGAATTTAAAAAACAAACCCGGCATGTACGTAAAAGCAAAACTGGCAAGGAACATGCCTATAAGCGTGAAACTACTATCTGTATGTTTAGATGTGATAGTTGTGATACAGAGTTTGAACGCACTAGAGGTAGTATGGATCCTAAACGTCTAAGCAATAACTACTTTCACGTATGTAATGCCTGCGATAGTAAGAGATTTGCTCAAAAGAAAGGCGTAGAAAAGAAACAAGTATGGAATATGACTGCTTCTAGCTCTACGCCTATTGGTAAACTTTAGTCTTCACGCTTCCAAATTGTCCATGCACCATATGCAATAGCTGCATATGCTACTAGAGCAGCAATAGGTTTAAAAATTAAAAACGCAATTCCTGCGCCAATTAGTACAGCACCGTCTAGTGTTGTACGTTCGCTTAGTCTTTGATTAATCCATTTTTTGATCACGGCTCATTCTCCTTAGTTGTGTTTCAAGTCGAGCAATTCTACTGTCCTGTGTACGAAGTTTTTCTTCTAGTCCTTGTACATACTTTTGTGAAGGAATAGTATGTTGTACGCCATCTTCTCCTAATACAGTCATTGTATCTACACCTTGACCGCGTAATCCTCCTAACACTCTATTAGGATTTTTATCAGATGATGATTGGTTCTGGGGCTTCGACTTTTTGCCGTACATCATGCCCAAATAATTGCTCATTGTTTTTCTCCATATTGTATTTATATAGTGCAATGCTTGCAAGATTTTTACATTTGCTCTCTACCATAATGTCACCCCACTCTAAATGCGACAACGCCCAGTCATTTACAGCCGAGTTCCACATATAATCGCTGTGTGCTCTTAGTTTGCCTTTTTTGAATCCTTGTTCTTCAAGTGCCGCAAAGTCTGGTTTCTCTGTTTCTGAGTGACCGGGAAGAAGATCTTCTCTGCTAACACTATAATGCATAGCAGGCCTAACACCACGCCAACTGTCAATAATACGGTTGATTCTATCGTCATCGGGTTGAATATATTCTCCTCTAGTGTTGCACCAATGGTGATGTATGTCTAGCACCAAAGCGAGATCGTCTGCAAGCTCAAGCGTGTGTTCGAGACCCCATTTGTTTTCGTCGTTTTCGATTGTAATACAGTTTCTTGCTTCTGGCGAGAGACGTTTAAGTGCGGCTTTGATACCGGCTGGACCTTGTCGGCCTGATATGTGGACATTGCACTTGAAGTCCTGGAAGGTTTTGCCGTAACCCATATAGCGGATGACATCGGTGTGATATTCAAATTCTTCTATGCTCCTATCTACTATTTCCGGGTTATCACTGGCAAGTACTGTGAATTGTCCGGGATGCATCGAAAGTCGCACATCAAGGGCTCTTGCCGTTTCGCCGACTTTTGCAAACTCTCTTTCCGCATATTGTACCACGTCAGGACGCTGCCAATAATAACTCCACTCGTGCTGGGTATAAACAGGAAGTACATCAGAACCGAGTCGAACCATCCTAAGTTCAGGTGGAAGAGATCCCACATATTCAATCAACCTTTTGTATGACGCAATGTTATGGACCATAATGTCCCACAAGCGTTCTTCAGCAACATCACGTGTCTGTCTGTTTAGCCACTGTACTGTTGTGCTACGAGTATTTAGCGGTCGTTGAATTTCTTCTAGTAGTTTTTTCTTCTGCGTTTGATCTGGGTGCATATACTTGCATGCAAAACCGATACGCTTTTGTTGAGATTTCAAGTAATCACCTGCTGTTGTAAATTTTAAATCCATATCTTATTATACTGCCTTTTTATATTATTGTCAACGATAATTAAGTGCAATGCTTATTCTGCCTTGTTTATTTTTTCCTGCCTTTACCATATGTTCTAAATATGATCTAAATATAATTAAACTATTTTCAGTTGGTGCGTAATTAGTTGCTCCAAATGTTAAATCATTTTGTTGTGTTATGTCTTTTAAAGGATACATATCAGGTGCTTTAGGATCTCTAAAAACAATATCTCCTGATCCTTCGGGTGCTTGTAGATAATACACTGCGCTTACAATATTGTTAGCATGAGTATGAAATTCTTGAAACTGATGTTCAACACTCTCATTGAACCAGGCTTCAGTACACTCATAAGTTGCATTACTATTATGTTGTCTTGTATATTCATGTACATGAAAATTTATTTTATCAATTAATGTACTAAATTTTGGATCGTCTACTATATCATATGTTCCAAAAGATGTATATATACTGCCAAACCATTCAGTTCCTCCTGAAGGTATTGTTTGTTTTATATTTTCTACATGATCTAATAGTTCGTTGTGTTCTTCTGTAGTTAGAATATTCTCTTCAGTGTATATAGTTGTAGGAAACCATAAGTTAATTTCTGCCATATTATGTCCAGTTCTCTTTTACCCATGGATCATCGCAATTATGTGGATTAGGATCTCCATGGAATACACAAATACTACACTCTTTAGGAGGTGTACAATCTTCTGTATATCTTAATTTTCTTTTCCCTCTTGCGCCGCCAGGTTCAAACTCTCTCGACCGTCGTATTTCCCACTTCCAACTTAACACCCATTCGTCGGGCCAATATACTCCCGACTTATCAATTTCATACATATAGTCTTGATCTCCAAAGTGTTTTCTTTGATAAAAATGTTGGTTACGTTTAAATGTATCCCAGAGGTGGGATAATTGTCCTGAATTAAATCTTATAACGCTGCTATTATATTTTTTCCAGTCCGGCCGCATACATCTTGTGAAATCTCTAATAATACACCAGTCAGCTGGTCTAAAAGTAAAAAACTTATCAAGATTTTCTGATATGACAACATCTAAATCAAGGTATAATATTTTACCATTAAGTGGCAATTTGTCGTTAAACATATACGGTTTACACCACCATCCTTCGATACCTTCTGGTAATGGAATAGTTTTAATATCATTATGTAAGTTTTCTGTATTATCAGTAATACAAACAAATTCAAAATCTAATGTGAGGTTACGTTTTACCATATTGTAAAGTCTATTTACATATTCAAAATCGTACTTTGTACCATGTTTCAAACATAATACATAATTCTTTTCATCACTAGGCTTAACAGCACTCATAGCCGGCTCGACAATTTCTAACTTAGCTTTTTTATCAGCTCGTCGTCTATTTCTTATAGCCTGCCATTGTGCTTTCGTATATTGACTTTTATCTAACTTTCCCATTATGCCTCGTAGATTGCTGAGTTTGCTCCGTGTTCTGCACATTCACATGACACAACTCGACAACGCCCGTCACTCATTTCATGTACAAGCTCTTGTGCTTTGTTATATGCATGTTCTGCAAACTTCTCTGCACCAACACCATCCATTATCACAATCTCTGCAAGACCAGCATCTTCAAGCGCACGGAAATTATCCAATGCCCAGTCTTTGCTGTCTAGTACAACTTTGTGATCAAAGTTATCTTCAAGCCATTTCTTTAGTGGTTTTAATCCGCCAAAATCTACAACCCAGTTTTTGTTGTCTAGTTCATCACAACTAAACACAAATTTAAATTGCAAACTGTATCCGTGTAAGAAACGACAATGCGAATGATCGGCGTGTGGTTGTCTAAAGCAAGCACTTAATCCAATGTTGTGCCCGTATGTTTTTGTGCTATAATAAGCCATGTTTATACTCCTTTATAAGAGTGTGCGGAATATTTATAGAGGGAACGAACACTAAGACCTCTTAGTAATAATATACTATATATTACTTATATTGTCAAGCATTACATTATCTTTTTTCCAGGAATCTGGTTGATTCCAGCTTTCTTCTGTATATACAGTGAATTGCTTGTTTGGAAAGTATTCAAAAACTTTGCCTATTTGATAAATCCAAAATCTAGGATCAACTGCTTTCTTATCCGCAGTTTCGTAATTTTCTGTACCTTTATATAAATTGTTAATTTTTTTATCTTTACTGTATAAATCAAATCCTGCTATTTTTATTTTATCAGAAAGAGTTGCAGCTAAAAGTATAGCATATGGACCGCTACCCCAGTGAAATGGATCGTCAGGTTTTGTGTTGCCAGTATACGGAAGCTCAGGAACTTGATGAACATTTTGATTAAGTCTATAAGATGCCCACCAATCTCTGCGGGTATAAATTTTACATTTTTTATTATAATTTACTCTAATGGCTTCATTCACCATTCTTCTGTCAACACAAATTAAATGATTAACTTGAAAGTCTCTATGTAATGCATTACAGCCAATTTTAGGTATTTTGATATTACTTATATCAATATTTTTTCGACTCTCACCATTTCCAAATACAAACATGGAAATATTTAGCGTGGGTCGATCTTCAAGTAAATATTATCGAATATTTGTTTTTTGTGTGTTTTGAATATCGTGTGTATACACTCAAATTCACCTGTCATACTAACACGATACTCGCCGCCATGTGCCATACCAGCAGGCACAGCCATATGCCAGCCGTTTTCAACACGTTCGCCAGGTGCTGTATTTTGCACATAGCGTTTTGTAAATGTGTCTAAGTTATGTGAGTGTGAGCCGTCTATTGCGTGTGCTACACCATATGCGGCTATGCTATTACACTCGTAACGCTTTGACCCTACCATATAAAATTCTATGTCTTGTTCTGTTGTCACTGGATTGTTTGTAATGCCTATTTCTGTATCTGTAAATACAAAAGCATTGTCAAAACTCATATACATTATTCCTAATGATATAATGGTAACCATACTAAGCCCGCTAACAACATTAGCTGCTGCCCTAATTAAAATATATTTTTTATTTGATGTCATTCTTATATGCCTCCAGGTCAAGGCTAACTGATTTAAATTCATCACGTACTTCAGTTAGATTTTTCGTTGCCCTATTAAGTGTTTTCACCAGATGCCTTATGGTGTAAATTGTCCAAAACCACCACGTTACCGCGGTTAGTGCGAACAGCCCGAGTCCCACCCAAAATGCCTGTTCAAAGTCTAAAATGCCTGTTGTTACTAATATTAGATTGATTACTAGAAATACTGTTGGCACCAATCGTGCGAACAGATCCCAACGCTCAACCTGTGTTTCTATATTGTCTATATTTATTTGTTTTTTATTCATATTTCTTATGCCTTTTGATTACGGAGGTTCGTGACAACTCCGGCGTACTGTATATTATAGTACACATTATTTACAATTTATTTTGAAAAAATTAACTAAGCGGATTATGAACTAATCTGTCCAAAAGGCTTCCATTCACCCGGCGTTCCATCTCTAACACAAATCCATCCTACATATCCAGTAGGTTTTGGATCAGTATTCCATACAATATCACCTTTTGAATATGTGCCCTCTGTAGGAATTTGAGATTCAACTGTAAATTTCTTACCCTCAATTTTGATTGGTCCAGCAGTACTTAAACTAACTTCATTATCAATATTGTTTACACCAATGCCTAGTCTTCCGTGAATACTTACTTTTGTATCTAGAGAACCTTTAGTTCCTAATACTATTTGACCAGTTTTAGTAATAGTTAGTCTTTTAGTATCATCAGTAATAAAAGAAAGATCGTCAGTAGTATATGTACCTACCTTAACACTCGATCCTTCAGCATCAACTATAAATTCAGCATCTAAACTTGTTACTGACAATGCACCATTTGGATCTTCAGTACCTATACCAAATCTGTTGTATCCTGAATTATAGAAAATGTAATCATCTATATTTAGGTTTCCTTGTGTGGCAAGATTTTGTAATGTTCCAGTACGTGTTAGATGTGAATGAATAACTGTAGGACCTAATTCGTTTTCGTTTATTACAGTAGTATTACCAACTGAGTATCCTTGACCTTGAGCTAAGTCGATTGACTCACTAGAATATATTCTATCAGGATTAGCTTTATATACAAATTGCTTTGTATTACCCATTCCTTTCCAAAAAAGCCCTTTTCCATAAATTTGCTTTTCTGGATCTGCAAAAAACTCTAGAGATGCAGTTTTTGCTATTCGAATATCTTTTACTGTAATTGCCTTAGTGACAATATCATTAATACTATCGCCTAAGGTTTTAATTGCTTGGTCTAAATCTGACATTGTTACTTTCCTGTTCTACTTTAATATTTATCAATTAACCTTTAGAAGAACGGTGTCAGGATTACATCTACCATTAAGTTTTGTATCAGTAGTAGCAATTTCATCCATAAACTTACGTAGTGCAACTTTGCCGGCGCCTTTAAATGCTTTTAGTTGTTCATCAGGCTTACGCAGTGTCTTTTGTATGCTTTCTTTTTCATTAAAGCCTATGATAGTAGTACCTTTGACACCGAGTCCTGTGCCGTCTCGGCCCATACCTTTCGGATCAATATTTTGTGCTACATACTTTCCTAACTTACGTGTCTTTGTATTAAACACCCATAACTCATTTGCTCCTACAATTACTGAAGGGTCAATTGATGCAAGTTTGTATTTTTCATCAGTCTTTGAATACTTGAGTTTTTCGACTAGTTTTGTAGCACTCTTTGGTTTAGCCTTACGTGGCTTACGATTAGCTTTTGCACTATCAATAATAAAGTCTAGTGCTGCCATTAGTTCGTCAATAGCAGTACGGAATTTTTTAATATCACCTTTCTTAAGATGTGCATAACCTTCTTTGAGTTGAGCCCACTGATCTTGTGTATACTCGTCCATCTTTTTTAATTGTCCTGCTGTAGGCATGCGTTCTAATTCGTCAAAGTCGTCAAGCACATCGTTATAAAATGTTTTCATCTTACGAGCGTGTGCCTGCGATGGCTGTAGTTTATTAAAATGTTTTTTGAAGTCAAAAGCTTTAGGATCAAATGTTTCTGGATCTGCAATCCAACCTTCAAGCCATTCGTCAATATCTTCAACCATATCTTGCGATTGATCACGAATACGTTCTTGAATAGTAGGAACATATACGTTCTTTTTAGTCTTGTCTTCTGCTTTCTTTTCTTCTACTAGAGCAGCACCCTCTTCAGCAAGTTCGAGGATCCATTTGTCTAGGCCTGTAATGTGTCCATTAGGCACAAGATCTGCCATATCATTTTCTAAAAGGTAAGCCGCACAAGCCCAATGACTCTTCCCACCAACTTTCCAATCTGGTAGTTTATTAATTGACGATACAATTTTTTTATCATATTTGTTTTTAATGTAGAGTTTGACACGTGTCAGCCACTCCTTTGATTCTACCTCATAATGTGTATAATAGTGTGCTTTGTGCCATGTTAATTTTTTAGTAGGCATTAGTGGAAGCATGTTTGCTCCTCGACGTACTGCTCGTACTGTTTTTTTCTTAGGTTTTGCTGCCGCTTTATTAACTCTAGCCATTGAATGCTTCCTCTACTTGTTTAATGTGCTTACACTTTTTAAACGCTGGACAGTCGCATGTAAAGCCTTTGTCCACCATTTCAATGTTATATATGCCTTTTGAACCTTCAGCGTTCCAAATTGTGCCTACTGCCCAGTGTGCATTTGTATTGATTGCATCGCTTGCGAAAATCTTAGGACCATACTTTGCCATTGTGCGCCTCTCATCTAATTTAATAAGAGTATACGGTCATTCGCCGTAATAGTCAAGAACTATTTTGAGAGCATTCTTAAGTTTAGTATTGTGATCATAATCATCCGGATGGCCTTTTTGATGCAGCACAAAGTTGTCCAACTCGTCCACAGTCATGTTGTAGTGATCTTTGAGACTGTGTACTGCCATTTGATCTACTACTTCACTATCCAGTTCATAAGTTTTTGGAATATCAAATTTTCTCGCCAACTTCAAATCCTCTAAATGTTTTAAAGCGCGGGAAGCGCAAACTATATGTGCCGTCTTGATTTTGTGTAATAGCGTCTGCTCTTACCTCTACAAGATTTCCCTTAACACTATCGCGGTGATTCCAAAAATCATCACGATTAGCATCAGTGAAACCACTGCCGACATTAACAGCAATATGTCTGTCATCGTCGACTCCTTCGCAGACAAACGCTCCAAGGCGCCCTTCGTTGCGACCAGTACCTTCTTCAATGTCAGTCACCTCCAATGTTACTTCAATAAATGGTTTTGCTTTAAGCCAAGCATGTGTGCGCTTACATTCGTATGGCGCATCAATGTCTTTGATCATTACACCTTCATAGCCACCGTCTACAGCCGCTTTATTAAGCTCTACAAAGCGTTCTTGTCCTTCTAGGGTATCCAAGTCAACATCTTCCCATTCACATGCTTGTACATGCTCTAAGATATCATTATTTTCTAATACCCAGTACTTGACTAGGTTGCTGCGATATGTTTGTGGTTTGTCCCAGCCACCTTCTAAAAAGTCTTTGAGCGGAATAAAGTCAAACAAGTGTAGTACAGCGTCAGTTGCTTTCTTACCATCTTTACGTTGCAGTTGCTTCATAAGGTCTTGAAAGTCAGCACTCATTACTTCGCCATCTAATACACAATCATATGGCGCAGGTTTTGCTGCTAGTACTGCTTCAATCTCTTCAATGATGTGCGGAAAGTTATGAAACTGTTTACCGTTACGTGAGAACAGTTCTACTTTGCCTCCGCGGCATACTGCTAGTACTCTTACACCATCTAGTTTGACTTCAATCTGCTTCTTACCCTTCATCTTCTTTTCATGTTTAGCACTGTCGTGTGCTAGTGCGCAGGTAAACACAGGCACAGTGCCAGGCGCTACTTTGTTTACAGTTTTTTCACTTACACCACAGCGTAGATCTTTAATAAGGATTCTACGATAGAAGTCATTCCACTGTTTTACAGTTGCAGTATCCTTACACAAAATAATTGCATCACGGGCAGCGTGTCCTGTAAGACTACGATTAATAAGTTTACGGCATAGTTCTTTAAATGTAGGCCATGTAAGTCCTTGACCATCTACAGTTGCTTCGGGTACTTGTTTAACGCCAAATGTAACAAGCGGATCAAGTGCCATAGTAAGGCCTTCGAAAAACTCTGGCAACCCTTCATCCATTGCTTCTAATAAAATTGCCTCTTTTGCTAGACGACTGTTGTCTGCTTCTAGAAGTTTAATAATATTTTGTGGCTGTGTTCTCATGTTAAATCCTCTAAAAGGCTTCGGAATAGCCTTCTTTCATAGCATTTTCATAAAATTTATTTGCACGATCGAGTTCACACTCGATTTGATAGTCAAGTTCACTATCAGTAAAATAATCAATAATTGCTTTATTTTTTCTGCGTTGAACGTTAAAGGCAATTGATTTATTATTATCAACTAGGATCATGTTTTTTGCTTTCATAGTAACCTCTATATTTTAGCAAGTGGGATATAATTGTGGATTAAGTTATGTGTAAACGTCTCTTGTTTTCGTAATACCTCGACTGGAATTACATCAAAGGCAATAGTAACTCTATATTTGTCATTATTAAGCCATTCAGAGCTTCGATGACCATCACCGTCAGATTTTCCAAAGACACAAAGACCATCTTCACTCATTACACGAATAATATCTTTTTGACCTGGTATATCGTAATCAGTATGACTAGGATGTTCGCCTTCACTATTTACACAATAAAATCCGTGATAGGTTTTGTATTCTGGAGCCCAGTGACTGTGCCAGTCAATATTCATATCTTTATCAAATAAGTTTGCCCAGCATCTTACATAGTACGTAGTATCTGGGTCTAATACTTCTTGAAAGTTTGTTACTAAATTAGTATATAATTTTTGTAATTCTTTACAAGGAAATGCAAAAAGATTATACCTTTGATGATAGTAACTTGTAAAACATCCATAAACGTTTTCGTCTTGTATAGGTGGAAAATGCTTACGCAGTTCGTCCTCTACTGCTGTACATGTTTTATATAATGTTTCATTGTCAATGTCTTCAAACTTCCAAAGCCAAAGATAATCTTCTACAACTTCTTTCATAACCATTCCTTATTTTTTATCATAATAACACCTATTGATAAGATGTCAACCATTTTATAGAAAATTCTTATGACGAGCAATCGGCGGCAAAATATCTGTATCTACACTGTGTACAAAAAACACTTGTGTTAATCTATCCTGGTCCTGGCTATTATAAAAACTATTAACTCCGTGATAACACTTATGATCAAAAATTATACACCTATTATATAGATTTTGGAATCGAACACTTTCGTCAAAAGCAGAATTATGTGCAGTTATAGCATTATCATAATCAGTATCAATCCCATTGACATAAAAATTATTTTTAGCGTCACTCCAATCTAATTTGTTTTCGTCTTCTAAAGTAAAAAGACTGGTCCCACATTTTCGATCAATGTTAGGTGTTAAAAAAATAACTCCTGCAAATAAAACACCATCATCTTCGTGTATCCATCCTTTATTTTTAGGACTATTTGAATCACTTTCAAATGTAGGAATAATTTGAAACATTGATTGAACTTTTGCAGTAATATCTTCCTGCACTGGCATAAACAACGAAAATATTTTATTTATAAATTGCTGGTGAAATATTGGATCTATTACTTCCAGTTCACGTGTTCTTTTTCCAGGCCAAGCACCTTGTTCTTCTCTAGCAAATTCATGTTGGAGCGCCCAGTTTCTTACTCCGTCTGGATCACTATAAAAATTATCAACTACTATGCCGGGTATATTATCCATCTGTATTCCTTATAATAATGTAAACAGCTCTTCCGAACCTATACTATTTTCAAACCATGTATTAAATGCTAACGCACATCTTAGTTTATTACTATAATTTCCTTCAACACTATGCCTGAGCCAACTCGGAAATAATATTAATACTCCAGTCTCTATAGGAAACTGTACTTGTGCCCACGCATATTTATTATTAACTACTAATTCTTGATCTTGTTCCCATTTCACATACTTTTCAGTCTGATCATCATCTTTATAAAATTTGATGCCGGTATCTTCTTGTGTTGCAGAAACATAAAATGACCCACTTACTATACTGTTTTGATGACGATGTTGAAAAGTTTTTTGTTCTTGATCTTGATGCTTTGTAAGCCAACTTTGTGTAAATTTAAGTTTATTGTTTGTAGCTAATGTTTTTTTTGAATATTCGTCTAAACTATCCTTAATAAAATTATATGTAAGAGGAATTTCTTTTTGTCTATTTGTTAAAATACTTGTATCTGTCGATACAATCATATCTGTATAAATTTTATGATTAGCAAATTCGGCATTCAAAAGAACAGATTTTTCATGTTCATCTAAATCAATCTTATATATTCCTATCGGCGTAGGAAATAAATCAATTATTTCCATTAGCTCGTTCCGTTATATATGCGCCTTCTGCTTTATGATATGATGCCATCATTTCTGTAAACATGTTAGGACTTAATAATATAACTTCAAATCTGTCGTCGTCTTCGTTCCATTGTCGTATTACACAAACTTCGTCGTACAGAAACATTCCAACATCCTCATAATTACCTTTGTCGTCAAGGATCTGTACTGAAGTTTCATCAGCATCCATTTCAATAGTAAACATTACTTCTCCGTTATTACAACATCTGATTTATCGCCACAATGCGGACAAAACTTGTGTCCTCTTTCGATACAATATCTTTCTTCCATTGTAGCATAACTCCAATGATTCTTGCATTTTGTGCATGTGAGATGATAAATGATTTCCTTTTGAGCTCTTATCATACTAATATTTATTTTAGCTATTTGCCTATTCGTCGATTTATGATAGACTGTTCGTCTAAGGTTCTATCCATATTGTGATCTAAAGATGGATCTGTAGATTCAAAAGGCATACCTAACAACGGACGTCCGTCCCAGCCAAAATTTGTACTATCACCTTCGGCATCTACATATTGTATAAATGCTTGTACTATTTCTTTTCCCTTATACTTTCCAGGTCTCCAGTGCATTTGATCTCTTCCACTATATAACAATGCATCACCTACATCTAGTGTTGTTTCTAAAACTGTATGATTATACATTTCTACAGACAATGGCCATTTATCGTTATCGTTATCCTCTAATGTAATACTTAGAGTATATTCAGAACTTCTACGATCTAAGTGCTCTGTTAAAGATGCTCCTGTACGATATATTCTGCAATAACTGTATGTTGGAATTAATTTTCTTTCTAGTTTTTCTTCTATTGTACTTTGAATATGTGTTGATAATATTTCAGTACAAAACGGACTATATAAACTTAGGCTTTCAGGATGACGTTCATCTGTAATATTATTTCCATTTAGGTTTATATGTTTATCTATTAGTCTAATCTCACTTGATACAAAACTACAGAGTTCTTTTGATACTAGATTTTTAATGACAATACCTAAATCTTTTTTTGTATTATACAATTCTTAACTCCTCAATGTTTACAGGTTTATAGTCTGTTTGCTCAACGCACACACACTTGTACGGGCCTTCTGGTGAAGGGTTAGTGTGTATGTGTCCGTGAATGTTCAACAACGGCTTGCTGCCAAACCTATGCGATTCAGCAAGAGTACTAGCATGTTGTGGAGTGTGACTGAACAACAACCCTTTGTCGCTCATGTCTATCCACATCTGCATGTCTTTGAAGAACGGCGCAAGATGCTTTGGGTTATCGTGGTTACCAAGAACAAGTCTTTTCTTACCAGGTAACTTAGCAAAGTTTGCAGTTAACCAATCAACTTTGTCAAGTCCGAACAATACGTCACCACAGTGGATAACAGTATCGTTAGGACCAACTGTATCGTTCCAGTTATCTAACATACACTGGTTCATATGATCAACACTATCAAACTCTCTACACGGCTTACCGACATAATCCTTAAAAGTAAGTATCCCTGCGTGGTTAAAGTGTGTATCACTAATAACGAATGTTGCCATAGACTTGTGCCCTTCTAGTTAATAAAATTATTATAGCATCTATATGCTGTCTGTCAACCTGTATATGGTCGGAGTAGTAGGATTCGAACCTACGACCTCTGGTTCCCAAAACCAGCGCACTACCAAGCTGTGCTATACTCCGTAATTTGGCATCGGTGCAGGGAGTCGAACCCCAGCTTGCTCTTTTGGAGAGAGCCGTGCTACCGTAACACTTCACCGACATAACTTTTTTAAAACTACACTATCTTTGACCCTTTCGAGGCCTCTGTCTCTGCAAAGACACCTTATTGCAGTAAGGCGTAGTGTAGTCATAAAAAAAGCCCCTAACCGAATTAACTGCTAGGGGCTTATCTAAAATAACTTTATTAAAAAGTCACGTCAAGACATACCCCAACTTAATGGCGGCCAACATGTAATATATGTTGTGTTAGTCTGTGACATGTTAATGTTCCTTATTTCTTATTATGTATTTATAATACACTCTTATTTATCGTTTGTCAACCACTATTTGACAATTTAGATAGAATATTTTAAATTGGTATCCCGTAGGGGAATCGAACCCCTCTTTACAGGTTGAAAACCTGTTGTCCTAACCGATAGACGAACGGGACAAAGGTAAGCAGTTTCTAGTCCTGCTTAGGACCGCCATCATCCTGGGCACCATTTGCTCAGTTGTTTTACAAGGGGAACAAAACCCTTTATCCCGCTTTATCAGTGCGGTGCTGACTGCTATACAGTCTGCGTGATTAATATGATAGGGAGGATTGCAGTCTACCTCCAACAACCTAGTAAGTATTATCATACGTTCGGTTGCGCCTAGTATCAAACAGTTACGTTCGAAATACACATCTTCGTGTCTCCACGCTCATGTGCTGCCACTACAGCTACTAGCCAAGTTATCGTCCTTACGAAACGACATTTCCTTGCACTATCTTTCCAAACCCCGTCGGGTTGAAAATTCTTAAAACTTTGGTGCGCCTGGAGGGACTTGAACCCCCACACCTTGCGGCACCAGAACCTAAATCTGGCGTGTCTACCAATTTCACCACAGGCGCATTCGCAAGCTAACCATTGGCTTACACGAGCGTATTGAGCCGCTACACTATCTTTTTACTCTGCAACTAGGACAAAAATCTCCATGCCCTAGTTCTGTTTTACATTCGCTGCATGTTTTCATACAGTACTTATTATTCGGTACTGTTTTCCATTAAGGTTCTGAGTTCATCTTCAGGTGTAACTTCTACAACAACTTCTTCCTCAATTTCAACTTGAAAAGAACGTATCATTTGCTCTTTTAAGTCATCGCTGTTGAATGTTCCGGATGCAAGTTTCTTGATTGCATCGTGTTGTCCTGTTGCTTGCTTTGTTCTAATTAAGTAAGCACATACTGATACTAACTCTGTCCTGTTAACGCCCGATACTTGTATTGCTTCTTGTACATACGAACTCATTATTGTAACCTTTCATTGTTACTTATTGTTATGGAGCGGGTGAGGGGAATCGAACCCCTATCATTAGCTTGGAAGGCTAAGGTCTTACCATTACACAACACCCGCAATTAATGTGTATGCGTGGGAGGTTCTCAACGCTTTCGCTCCGCCTATCCACACTAACGACAAACACATGCCGGCATACTTGCATCGAGCCTTTTGTTGTGATTGCGACACCACTTCTCATCATATGGGACTTGCTAACCCATACTAGTCAAGGAGCAACCTCAACACGTCTTTGGCAGAGAGTGTGGGATTCGAACCCACGGAACCTTTCGGTTCGGCGGATTAGTAATCCGCTGCCTTCGACCACTCGGCCAACTCTCCATTTTGGCTCCGACGGTAGGGGTCGAACCTACGACCAATTGATTAACAGTCAACTGCTCTACCACTGAGCTACGTCGGAATATTTATAAAACTATATTAGCATATAATATTTAGATTGTCAAGTAAAATTTATTTTAGAATATGGTTTTTTAACTTCACTTTTTGGCAATGCTGTAAATGCTAATGTAATTCTTTCATCGTCTTTAAAATCCGTACTGTTAGAAACCATATGTGGGATAGAACTATCCCACATTATCATTTTTCCATTTTCTGGTTTCGAAAGATATTGAATTTGCTGTTCTCTCATTTGTTCTTTATAATCAGGTTGTATCATTGTATAAATTCCGCCAGGTCTACCGAAAGTAGTTGGAGCAGAATTATCACTGACCTGCAAATATATTAGTCCACTAAAATAGCTATTAGGATGCACATGGGTTTGATGAAAATAATCATTAGCAGTAATGTTTGCCCACATATTGTTAATAATTACATCATCATATTCAATTTGAAGATAATTAAATACTTCCGCTACTTCTGATTTAATAACGTTGTATATGTCTGAAAATTCCGTATCAAGAAAAAGTTGATCATTAGTTTGCCAATAATAAAAACTTTTTTGATTACCTTTTCCGGATTTTCTTTGTGATTTTAACTCTGATACAATATTTTGTCGTAACTCCTCTGTAATAGTTGTTACAAATAGAGGAGTTACAAACATGTGATCTACATATCTATCACTCACATATTACTCCAATATCTTTCAACATTTTACGTGCTAAAGCAGTAGTACGAAGTTGATCTTCGAGTTTGTTCATACAGTCTACAATTTCGTCTACTGCATTAAGACGAATCATTTCTTCAGTAGCCACATACTCTGGACTGGGTTGATAGAAAGGATTATAGTCGGTAGGCAAATACGGCTGTGTCCAACTATGCTGAATCGATTCAAAAGACTTATTACCCATATTAGTTAGCGTTGATTGAAACTGTTACAGGAATACGATCGCCTACATTATATCGATTATATGTATAGCTTTGACCAGTAACATTTTTCCACCGATAAGTAATTGTGTAATTTTTAAGTTGGCGCTGTTGTTGCTGATTCATTACTTCAGTACATTGACGTTCAATACGATATCCAGTAACTACTCGACGGCCGTTATTGTTATCAGCAGCAATAATACCACCTAGTACAGCGCCGGCCGCAGCACCTTTATCGTTGCCGCCTACACCTTTGCCTAGTAGCCCGCCGATAATCATTCCGCCTAGTACGTCAGCACCACTAGCACCGCCACCTGTGTTACCGTAGATAGGAACTTGTACATCTTGACATTGTGTCGACGGTACGTTCTGCCAAACAGTTTCATAGTTAGGTATTACGTTTGTAATATTTGCATAATATGTTTCAGCTTGAGCTGATGATGCAAAACCAATTAGTGCTATAGTTGCTAGTGCCTTTTTCATAATTATCTCCTAAGTGCCTTAGTTAAGTTATACATATAATATACATTCTATTTAATAGTATGTCAACCATTTTCTTTCCAAAATTCACCGAGTCTTACTTTGTAATCTTCTTTAGCAATAACCTCTACTTCAGTAACACGATCATATCTAAAACTACGAAAGCCTTTTGATTCAACTGCCCATACTGCACAAACCTTATCTGATATCTCACGCACTTTCTTTTGTGTGATTGCGTCATCTTTTTTAGCAGGTGGAAGAAACTGTGGAATAAGTGTGCAAGGCATCTTGCGTTCGTCACCATTCAATTTCTTAAATGTTACTACTGCTACTTCCTTTTGTAGGAGTTCTATTAACTCCTCTCTTGTAGGAATACCTTTTAGAGCTGCTACAGTATCAGCGACTTGTGACGACTTTGTCTGCGAGTCCATATTCAACTGCCTCCTCTGCTGTAAGGAATGTATCAAACTTCATAGTTTCAAATAGTTCTTCATATCCTTTACCTGCTGTATTGTGCTTAACGTAAAGCTCTGTAAGGCGTTTGTTAACCTTCTTCGACTCTTCGAACGCTCGTTGTGCGTCTTCAAACTGTAGCTCTTGTACGTGTACACTGCCGCTTGTACCTCGTGTGCCACTTGACACTCTATGGATCATTGTACGTGACTCGGGTAACACTACACGCTTGCCTGCTGTGCCTGCTTGTGCTAAGAATGATCCCATTGAGCAAGCTTGTCCCATTACAATTGTACGTACATCGCACTTAATGTACTGCATGGTGTCGTAGATAGCTAATCCTGCTGTTACAGCGCCACCTGGTGAGTTAATGTACAAGTTAATGTCTTTGTCCGGATTATCACTTTCTAAAAACAATAATTGTGCTACAATTAGATTAGCCATGTTATCTTCTACTGGACCGTTTAACATAACAATCCGGTCTTTCATTAAGCGGCTGTAAATATCGTATGAACGCTCGCCGCGAGCTTCTTGTTCAACTACCATAGGTACTAGTGGCATATGTATCTCCTATATTTCTTTTGGGCCATTTGTTGTAAATTCTAATCCGATTTTTTTACATACATAGTTATTTTGTTGCGGATTGTATTTTAATGTAAGTTTTATCGATCTTTCTAGACTTACTACGCAAAGATTCTTACTTTTAAAATCTAAAATCTCAGCTTCTACAACTTTGCCAGATTCTAAATTTAACACTTCACATCTATCGTCATACATTTTTTTGCATACCTTGAATGATTAATTGATAATATAAATTTTCTACAAGTAATTTTACAATTGTTGCAAGTGCTACAACAGTTGCTTCTTGTTCGTTTTGTAATTGTGCAAACTGATTATAAACATTGTTTGCCATTGTTTCATATGCTTCTTCTTCATTAAACGGAACCATATCCCAGTTCATTTTATTACTATGTTCATTGTTAATCTCACTAGCTAATGTTTTTAACTGATTGACAATTTTCTGTTTATCTTCCACGTCTATATCCTTTACTGGTCTGCAAATTTTCCCATTGCTATTTTAAATTTTTGTGCAGACTCGTTGTGTTCAAAATGAAATGTATGTTCATAGTTATCTGTCCAAGTTGTGCAACTCCACTCATGACGATCACATTGTCGTTTACAGAATGTTTTTCCTTGGTCTGCAAGATCGCTATGTAATCTTACTGTAAAGCCAGGCTTCCAACGTTGCTTATACTCAAATACTTCAGCTGGTGTCAATGGATTGTCCTTTCGTCATTATTTGGATCTAACCCGAAATAATTTTTACATAGCTCTACTATTACTTCTGGAATCTCTTCTTCATCGTGTGTTTCAGGTATCCAAACACCTTTAAGCATTCCGTCCTTACTAATAATTAATCCATAATCATCTTCGTCTAAAGTACTACCAAATTCTAAATCATGCATATTATCTGCTCCTGCCCTTTTATTATATAATCATTAAATGATTTTGTCAACTAGATATCAGTTACAATCTTTTTACGTATAGTCTTATGAATACCTGGATTAACTTTTAATACCGAAGGCATCATTTCGTGTCTAATAAAATTACGTGCATAGTGTATATCCTCATTACTATTGTCCTCAATCCAAGGTACATTTTGTAATGCACACCACATCTCAAAGTCACGCTTTCTATTTAACCTAAAAGGACGAATTACGTTTCGATTACGGTAAGGGATCCATTTGCCAGTTCCATGCATACTACTCATTAACCAGGTTTCTACACAGTCATCTAAGTGGTGGCATGTAATTACAGGAGCAACCTCATATCTATGTAAAAATTCATAACGTTTTTCTCTCCACCATGCTTCTCTACTAGGGCCTGGAGGTATAGTTTGTTTTACTTTATCAACAACATACGAAATATCGTTAGCTCTACAGTAATCTTTAACAAATCTTTCAGCTAAATCACCATGTGCTGTACCATGATTAAAGTGTAAAACTTTTACATCGTGTTTTCGTCGTAGAAAGTCAAGTGCTGCCATGCTATCAACACCACCTGAACATGCTAGATAAAGTTTTTTAGGTAATTTACTTTGAACTTTGATCATCAGATTCGTTATATTTCAGTAATTCTGTATTCTTACCTTTACCTTTGGACTTTAAATATCCATCTTTTATTAACGTATCTAATACATGTTCAATAACATTTTCCATATGTTCTCGTTTTGTCATTTGTCTTCCAACAAATGTAAAGATAATTGCAGTAACTGCCAACCACCACGTCATTTCATTTGATAAAATATTATAAATCATTATTGTTCTTCCATTTCAAAATGTCCCCAGTAGTCCTCTGGCTCTACTATATCCTCTTCCATCTGGCGCTGTACTTCTTCCCATACATTACCTTGTGCAACACCATGCTTACGGCAAAACACTTCTTTGCTTGACCATGCGGCATCTTCTTGCATTTCTAGTACCCAATTTCCAATCTTGCTCATAGTATTATACCTTGTATAGTTTTACATAGTTGAGTCGTGTTTCGTCTGCACTAAACATTCTGTTCTTAGTCTGTGCTTTGACCTTTGCTTTGATACGTTTCATATCACCTACATTGTGTTCGAACTTGTTCATAAAGCTAACCAAGTTGCCGTCTATAACTGCTGTGTAGTTATAGCTCTCCCACTGTGCGCTGTAACGCTTGTCAAGTATCTTAGCAACACCTTCAACAACATCTTTCTCTTTGCCTAGGTGCTTGCTGTCACGGTACTCGATACGGATAGTTTTCTTTAATCCGCTTTCATGCTGATCGCGAGCAATAAACTCTGGAGCATATGCAATACGACCCATGCTCTTAACAGCTACTTCATCTTGCGATAGTTCTTTAACCATGTCTGCTTTGAAGCCATCAAGCTCACCCAAGCCCAGCATCACATAACGCTTCATCCACTTGAGTGCTTCCT